TTTGAATTCATGATTATGTTTAGTGGACTTTCACCACCGAAGTATTAAACAGTTTTTTATTTTCCTTTATTCTGGAGCCTATTGCTTCCAGTGCTTGGTAACATTTGCTATACAACTAAGTTAATAATCTAAACATGGTGATCTTTACATGCAATAACTATTTTCTGGCGTTGCACTAACTCACTCCGCAAATAAGGTGAGCTGTGGTCATACAGTTTAAATGACTTGCTGGTCAACTTTTCTATTTCTAAATTTTATTTTCTATCTATTTCTATATTACTACTGAATAAAATGAATAACTGTACATTAATGGACAAAGCCAGTCTACTTTAAACAAGGACAGACGCCACTATTAAACTAACTACATATGTATATGATTTATTTTTTATTTTTCTTTTTAAAAATTCTTTTTCCGCTGCGGTGTCTATATCACACCAATACCTGAATGTTTCTCCAACAGATGGTGTTTTAGCATTCGCTTCATTTATTTCTTCTGAAAAGGATACTTGCATCAATTCAGACCAACCGTATATTAAATCCAAATCAGACAACGTTTCGTTAGTACAGGTTAATGGTACGAATAACATTTGCCATTCCTCCCGCCGCAAAGGATGTGATTCAACGTGACTCGTAATTTCCAATATTTTGTCAAAATATTTTTTAAATGGTGGCAAAAAAGTAGTGTGCTGCATACCCAAAGCTGTTCCTCGAAGCAGAACCATTGGATCAATATTAGGTGGATCAATAAAGTAAGCAATTTTTGATAAAACCCTGCCTAACTTGGGGGCAAATGCGTAGCCTTCACCCACCCTATATAACCGCATAGAACAAAATTCAACCTCATGGGGACAATCACGGTACAGAGCTTTTGCATCAAACCCTAACAATAGCATGTACTGTTTTAAATTTATTCTTTTCCACGATCTGGGTACGCGCATCGCATTATCATCGCCTGCAACCAACATGCGAATAAGTGATATGACTACTAATATTGACATTTTCAACACCACACAAAAGATAAACAGATGAAACATTATGTTTAACAATGAGTTAAATAGAGAGGTGAATGGGTCTCCTGAAGCGCGATTACCGCTCACATTATAGTACCAGCCGTGAGGCGTTATACCTCGTTTATTAACATTGCCCTTCATAAGCAAATAAACAGCCAGTGGACAACGTAAGGCTTTAACCAACCACACTTCCAGCTCCATATACTCCTTTATCAATGATGCATCAAACAATCCAATATCATCTTCCACCAAAACATGTGATGACCGTGAATAACCATCCATTAATTTATTACCGCATTTTAAATTAGAGACTGATGATGTAAAAACAACATTTCTATTAGCATTCAAATCCCTCTTAATTCTCTCTTGCAATGCTGCAATATAAGGACCAACTAAACAAATAAATTCAGGTTTAGCTCCTTGTATCATCCTAGGTGCCCTAATTTTAACATTTGTACCATTACGATAATTTAAATTTTCAACCTTGCAAAAAGATTTACGTAACGTATA